GAGGCTGATGCTCGCATTGCTGCCTACGAAGCTGGTGCTGATGATAGGGCTGCTTCATCGAATCGAGAGAAAAGAAATGCTTTGCTGGCAGAAACCGATTACCTCGCTCTTTCTGATCAAACTTTAAGTGATGAAAATAAAACGTATCGACAATCATTAAGAGACTTGCCGACACATAGTAACTGGCCAAATCTTGAAGATTCAAACTGGCCAACGAAACCGTGAACGATGAACCTGTATATTTTGATTTTGATTATAGGAGGAATTGCAGCAGTTTCTGATTGCGAAGATGGCGGTTTGTGTTTTGAGCAGAAATCCAAATGTGAAATGTTTGCTCAGAGAATAATTCTCAATTCAATAAATACGAACATAACAGCAATGTGCAAGAGGATTGAGAAATGATAGGGGAACTGGCTTTTGTGCTAAAGGGCTTGGATTCTGCTTTCAATCTTGTACAAGCTGGTATTGAACGCAAAAAATCTTTGGATAAGATGTCTAAAGACATTGATGGTTTTTTTAGAAAAAAAGAAGCTGCCGAGGACGCAATCCTTAAAGCTAAAAATAATAATGAATTGCAGATGAGTAGCTTAGAAGAGGCTAGGGCGCTTGAAGAGTTGGAATATCAAATAGAAAAACAAATGGAATCTATCGGCAAATATTACAGTAGGCAAGGCCGAAGTCCAGCGTGGGCTAGAATCAAAGATCGTAGCGCAAAGATTCAACGAGAAAAAGAATTGAAAGCAAAGAAAAAAGCTGAAGCTGCTGCGAAGAGAATTGAAGATGATGATTTGTTACTTAGGCAAATAGGGATAGCTTTTCTTTACATGTTTGGTGGTTTTGTTGTTATTGCTGGAATAGCTTTTTTAATTTTTGGGTCTGGATCTGAGATATAGCAAAGGTATATATGATTAATAATATTACTAAAGCGGAGATCACAAAGGCAGCGGAGTTCGCAGAGGCAGCTTATGGTCAGAAGATCAGTGGTGCTTTTAAATATGAAAGCAAGATTGGAGCTTGTGTCTTCTTAAAAAGGACATCAGATGCTCAGTACATCATTTGGCGTGGGACAAATTCTCCAATTGATTGGTTAGCGAATCTAACTTGTATTCCTTGGAGAGTTGCTGGCAAGTGGGTTCATGGTGGTTTTGCTTTCCAGCAGAATTCAGTCTGGAAGCCAGTGAGAAAACAGCTCGATCCTTCAAAGCTCACTTATTGCATCGGTCATTCGCTCGGAGGAGCTGCCGCCACAATTAGTGCAGCCAAATTGGTCAGATCTAATTTCAAATCAGTCAAATTAATCACGATGGGTCGTCCCAATGTCTGGTTTCGATCCAAAACGGATTTAGGGGCTGACTGCAATGTTTCGATTGTTTCTGGATCAGACATTGTTTGCACTGTGCCAAGAACATTTGGATCTGCGAATGATCAATCTATTATTTTCATGGCTAACGACTCAATGGATTATCTAAATCCTGACAAGGAATTTCGGAGAGCTGATCGGTTGCAGCATTTAAAAGATTCAGTCTCTGATCACTTAATGGACACAAGCTATTTGCCAAGAATTAAAAAACTCAAATTGGAGAAACTATGCGAATCACCTTCTTAGTCTTTTTGCTTGCTCTCAGCTCCTGTCAAGTCTCTGAGGAGATGATACAGCGCAAGGAAGTTTATTGCAGTGGTTTCTATCAGGGAGTTAGAAACGTGGCGAGAGCTACAGTGAACACTGTTAGCACAATCTCAACAGGAGCATCAGTCATTCCTTTTGATGTTTGTCAAAAAATTGATGAGGTTGCTGGCGAGGAATCAACTGAGGGAAAGTAATAAACAATTTAGAAACTATGATTAGGATTTTTCTACTTTTGAAATGAAAGGGTTACTGAGAGCGTTAGCACCGAAATTATTGGAGACTGTTGCAAGCAGCAATCCAGTTGCCTCAACAGTTTTAAAACTAGCAACGAAAAAGCTAGGGTTGCCAGATGGCTCAACACCGGATCAGATAGAAGAGGAAATAGAAAGAAATCCTGAGAAGGCCGCATTGATCAGTGACGTTGAAGATCAAGTTAAGAAAATGAATATTGAGCTAGAAAGCTATAAGACAGAAGTTGACGATAGAAAACACGCAAGAGAAACATTTAAAAATGATTGGACTCCAAAAGTTTTTTGTATTCTGGCGCTCGTGCTTTACGGAGCTTATGTGATGATTGTGACGGTTTTACCTTTTGAGCAAAATGAAACAATAATCTCGTTGGTACTCGGCCAGTTATCGGGAATCCTGGGGACTTGTGCCGCTTTTTTCTATTCGGGGAGTTCTACTAAATAATGCCGCTACCGTTTAGAAAAGATCAAGCTGGCTCATTTAGCTCATCTCTTGGCTCACAATATCGAGGCGGTGTCACTTATGATTTGGCGGGAGGAGCTACAGGAACAGATCGGTATGGTGGTTCATTTTCGGCTCCAGGAAGCCGAGGAATTACGGGTAGTGATGTAAAAGGGTTTATCTCTGATTTAAAAAATAATTCTAATGCTACGATAAATGCAATTGGTCAGGCAGCGAATTGGGATGCACAAGGCACGTTTCAAGATCATGTAGCTCATGCAGTCAGAAATCCAGCGGAATTGACAAAAGAGGACTACGACAAATTTTCAAAGCAAGTTCATTCTGTTCAGTCTGCAAAAAATATTGATTACCACGGCAAAGTCCAAGCAATCAGCAAAATTTTAAATGAAGCTGGCATTTATCACGATATAGATTCTCTCGACATACTTGGGAAGGGTTCAGATGCTGGTGGACTACTTTCAAAAAGAATAAAAATTATTGATCCTCAAGATGCTGGAGGTGGTGGATCTTCTCCTGCGGTTTCATCAGATTCTCAAGCTGCTGAGGATCAAGCAGCCAAAGATGCTCAAGCTGCAAAGGACGCATCTGACTTAGTGAATTCTACCACTACAGACGCAGCAACCGCTGTATTAGATGCTGTTGGACTCGACAGCGATCTCAGCAAGATCGACAGTGATCCTGTTGAAAATCCGTTTCCCGGAGGAATCAATCGTGCGTTTGTATTTGATGGAAATAAATTTGTGCAGAACACGAGAATTGACACTTCAGATGGAATTTACAGTGAGCTAGTTTCCGATGTGCTTCATCGCCAACTTCTTGAGATGTACAACGCAGAAAAAGACCCCACGCTCAAACCAAAAATTCTTGAAGAGATAAAAAGTTACGCTGCAATGCACGGCAATGAATGGGATGACCCCAATCCGATGATGCTGCAAAAATATAACGTGCAGACTGATACCTTTAACGTGTCAGATATTGCGATGGGAGAGGATGTGAATTGGGAAGTTGGCGATAGTTTTTCAAATCCTCAGATTGGCAGCAATGGCAAAGTGATCAGTGCCGAACACATCGCAAGCAAATCGGACATTCAAGCTCAAAAGACTATTAATAAGGATGCCAAATTTCAAAAAAACATAACCGATTTCATTGATGGAAAAATCACTTGGGGAGATCTGCAACTTTGGGCTGAAAGAATCTGGGGGCATGGAACGATTGAGGCCAACCAAGCAAAAATTGCTGCCGCAGAACAGGCAAAAGAAGCGAACGATCTTCAATCAAGAGCTGCTGCTCAAGCTGCTGCTCAAGCTGCAATTCAAGCTGCTGCTGCTCAAGACATTAAGGACAAAAATATCGGAACACCTGCTGGGCTTGTGAGCGCTAAAGCTGCTGCCGCTAAAGCTGCGGCTGATAAAGCTGCGGCTGATAAAGCTGCTGCTGATGCAAAAGCTGCTAGTGGAGATATTGCTGGGGCTGATGCAAATGCTGCTGGTGGAGCTGTAGGTGGAGGAATTCTTGGTGGAGCTGCTGGTGGAAAATTGGGTGGTGGTGGAGTTGTTAGTGGAGCTGTGGGTGGTGGAGTTGTTGGTGGTCTGACAGCAAATGCTGCGGGTGGAACAGATTTAACTGGAACAAATCAAGGTAATCCGGGTGGAGTTGCTGGTGGTGATCCGAAAAAAGCTGCTGGAGTTTGTCCTGTCGGATCAAAACTTGCTGGCCAAGCTATACCCGCAGATGGGAATTGCAATCCCGATGATGTGGAGCCGATTGATCCCGGCGGTGGTGAACAAGGTGGAACTGGTGGAGGAATCGGAACCGGGACAGGATTAGGCACTGGAGATGGATCTGGAGAAGATGAAGGAGATGAAGAATCGCCGTTGCAAATTTTCCAACGAATTCAATCAACTCCAATAAGTTTGTCAATCATGGAAAATGAAGGATTGGATTTTGAACTCACACCTCTCCTTTCAAGGGTTTTAAAAATATGACTTATCTCGAACTCATCAATAAAGTATTAGCTAGGTTGCGAGAAACTGTTGTGACCACAGCAAATGAAAACACTTACAGCTCATTGATTGGAGCTTTGGTGAATGATTCAAAAAAACAGGTTGAAAGTTCAATTGAGTGGACAGCTCTTGCTCAGCAAATAAGTATCCCGACAGTAAGCGGAACTCAAATTTATTCATTAGCGGGAACAGATCAATCTTCTATTATAAAAAGAGGAATGAACTCAGACACTAACAAATATTTGACACAGCAGAATTTTATTTGGTGGACACAAAAGACTGAGCTTGCTGCATCTACTCCAACAGGATCACCAAAAGATTTCGTGATAAATGGTGTTGATGCGTCTGGACAGATTAAAGTGAATTTATATCCCACTCCAGATGCTATCCAAACGGTCAAATTTGATTGTGTCATTCATCAGGCAGATTTAGATGCAGACGCAACTCGTTTATTGGTTCCTGCTCAGCCAGTTTTGCAACTAGCTTATGCAATGGCTTTACGAGAACGAGGTGAAACTGGCGGTCAGTCTGCTAATGAGCAATTTTCGGTAGCAGAGCAATCATTGTCTGATGCAATTTCGATTGATGCAGCAAGACAACCGGGCGAATTGGATTTCTTTAGGGCATAACAATGGCTCAACAGTTACAAAACATAACACTAGCTTCTCCAGGATTCGGTGGAATCAACACGCAAGATTCTCCCCTTCTGCAAGGGTTGGCTTATGCTGCCATCAGCGACAACGTAGTGATCGACAAGGCTGGTCGAATAGCTGCTAGAAAAGGTTATAGTTTGGTATCCACCAACGGTGCTTCTGTTTTAGGTACTTCAGACGGAATCGAGCATATATCGGAATTCGTGCAGCAGAATGGGACTAAGGTTTTATTCACTGCTGGCAACAATGCGATTTTTAGCGGAACAACCACACTCACTGACATCACTCCAGCAGCGTACACAATTACAGCAAATGATTGGTCAGCTTGCACAGTTGGCAACAAGCACTATCTGTTTCAAAGAGATCATGCTCCGCTTGTTTACGATCCGTCAACCTCTGCTTTAACCTTGGTGACAGCTCATGCTGCTGCTCAAGGAACTCCACCATCTGCACATATCTGCCTCGGTGCTTATGGTCGGGTTTGGGCTGCAGATGTCACTGGAGATAAGAAAACAGTTTATTGGAGTGATCTCCTTGATGGAGTTGATTGGTCTACTGGATCGAGCGGTTCTATTGATCTTTCAAACGTATGGCCAACAGGCACAGATGAAATTGTTGCGCTAGAAGCTCACAACGATTTTCTTATTATCTTTGGCAAGCAGTCGATTTTGATTTACTCAGGAGCCAATGATCCCGCCAATATGACACTCAATGATTTTGTAATCGGCATTGGAGCTGTGAGCAGAGACTCTGTTGTGAACATAGGAACCGATGTGATCTATGTGGATCGCTCTGGTGTAAGATCTATTGGTAGAACCATACAAGAGAAATCATCAAGAATTGGTGACATCTCCAGAAATGTCTCTCAAGAAATTAAGAACTTTATTGCAAGTGAAACAACAGCAATCAATTGTGTTTTTGATCCTAATAATTCATTTTTGCTAGTTATCTTTCCCAACCTTGAAACCGTCTACTGCTTTGATACTCGTTTCCCCCTTGACGATGGCAGTTATCGTGCAACCACTTGGTCAGCGATTAAACCCTTAGTCGGTTATGTCAATTTTGATGAAGAGTTATTGCTAGGGGTTGGGGGAGGTTTAGCAAAATACGGAACGAATCGAGACTCAGGAACGAAATACTTGCTTTCCTATTATTCGAATCCTTTGGATTTTGGGGATAGTTCTAGGTTGAAATTTCTAAAAGCAATTAATGTCACCACGTTTGAGGGATCATTGGCCAAGGTTGTGCTTGGTTGGGCATACGACTACACGCAAAATTTTACAAAGACAGTTTTTAATTTAAAAGAAAATAACACTGGCCAATACAACATCGATGAGTACAACACAACCGCAGAGTATGGCACATCTGCAGTGCTTACAAACACGCAAAGAGTCAATGCTAGTGGGTCTGGTCAAGTCGTTCAAATCGGCTTAGAAACCGTTGTGGATGGACAGCCAATTGCAATTCAGCAGCTTAATGTACAGTCGCTTGTTGGCAGAATGTTATAGGAGAAAGAAAGTGTCGAATTACACAAAACTAACCTCATTTGCATCAAAGGACAGCTTAACAAGTGGATCGCCATCAAAAGTGATTCGCGGTGCTGAAATTGATGCAGAATATGATGCGCTCGAAACCTCGATACAGACAAAAGCTGATCTTGCTAGTCCAACTTTCACAGGTACTGCAACTTTCGCCAATGTCTCAATAACAGGCACAAGCACAATTAGTAAAATTGATGGAGGGACTTTCTGATGCCTAAATCACTTGGGAGCGCAATGTTGGATTTTTTCTCAAACAAGGACAATCTCAGCGGCCTTGTTTCTCTTGGAATTGGCAACGAGGCAATAAATCGTCTTCAAGATCTTGGAGATGATGCTGTCGAAAGAGGTGATGAGTTAGTCACTGAGGTTCAAAAGACAGGGAAATTTAATCCTTTCACTGTAACGGCGGGACCTGGAACAGTTAAGTTCGACAAGTTTGGAGGAGCAGATTATACGACTGACGCCTCTATGTCTGATTTTCAAGACAACATGACCAGCACAGCAGAGGCAGCTTATAAAGCTATCTTCAATCCAGTTGTTGATCCTGAAACTGGCGAGGTAACTATTGATCAAAGAGGTGCAGCGCAAAACTTAATCAACATGATTACTGGTGCGACAGATGCGAAAGGTTCAGTGTTGAATAAAGACGCACAAGGTAATGTAATTTCAGAAAGGGATGCGCTAGTAAATAAAATTGTTGGCAGTGACACCAACCTCACCAGTTCTTTCACTGATGCGGGTAGGAAAACCAGAGAACAAGATATTTTTGATCGCTTGCAAGCTTTAAGAGAGCCGGGGAATGAAGAAAGTCGGATTAAGCTTGATCAACAGCTATTTAATCAGGGCAGGAGTGGCTTACGAACTGCTCAGTATGGTGGCTCACCGGAGGAGTTAGCACTACAAAAAGCGATCCAAAATCAAAGATCTGCTGATGCTGTCACTGCGATTGAGCAGGGTAGACTTGAAGCGTTGGATTTGAGTGATGCAAAACTTAAAGGGTTGCAGGAGGCAAGACTTCAAGGAGATTCCCTTGCAGATCAGATATTCAATGCGCTAGGAATTCAAACGGATCAAGTTAATGTCGGTACTGCTGCAACTTCCAGACTCTTAGAAGATGCTTTCAAGCCATCACTTACTTTAGCGGATCTTTCTTTGCCATCTATTCAAGCTGCTGACCTTGCAAATACACAGGCTCGTCAAAATGCTGGATATGAAAAAGATCTAGGACTCAACA